CTCAGAGTATATTGAAAAAAGTCAATACAGTCGAAGAATTAATGGAAAGTCATACTCCTATAGTGTATAACAAATATTCAGATATGAGTCATGTTAAGTATGGATTCGTTGATGAAAGCTATGATAACCCATTACCCTGTAAGTTTCATGAGCCACATAATACACCTATACTAAAAGCTTTTAATGTTTACGCGAAATCAATACCCTACATCGACGCTCACGGTACATCCCACGAAAAAACTGCACCAGCACACCCTAGTTTCCGGTACCTATTAAATACTTTTCTACTAACAGATAAGTACTTTAGAATACTATACAATAATAAATTAAATATCTATACAACAGTCCCAGAAGAACTAGAGAAAGCAAACCAACGTAATGTAAATACTCTTATACACTATTTTACTGGATTTAATATTAATGAAAGAGATATAGATACTGGTAAAAAAACAAGATTCTATTGGTTTAATAGAAGTTTTGAATCCTTAACAGAACACAAACGTAATCATTTTCCTAGAGGCAACCCGGGTACGCATCAAAAAAACGGACTATTAAAAGCATTAGAAAGAAATAACTATACTCAAGAAGATATAGACAAGGCAGAAAGTATGTATAATATGTTTAGTAGTGAGGAAGTTACTGATACTACGACAGCATTTAACTTTATACAAGCACCTAGAGCAACTGCTAGGTACTATGTCAACTTAAATCAACATAAAGGTTTCTGTTTAGTAGTGAATACATTTAAAACAAAACGTATAATGGAAGAACTAATGTTCTTAGCTCATCCAGATTTCACACTTAGTAAAACACAGGATGAAAAAGTTATGGTTATAAACTGCGAACACGAATACTGGACAACCGGAAAAGAATATAAAGAGTATATTATTGATGATAAATTTCTTTTAGGATGAAAATAGGCTTTCTTACTCCATATAAACATTTACCAAACTTCAGTGCTTTTGTAGAAGACAAGTTTGAATGTATAGACATATCTAAAAAAGTAGTTCCGGTAGATTATATCTTTTCTGCTCCTAACTATAGAAACTGCGTAGTTAATAACGAGATAATTAAAAAAGCTAATACTACTAGCATCCTCAGCCCATCTACAGGTACTAACCACATCACAGCGGACTTAGTTAATATAACGAGTATAAAAAATGATGATGTACTTTGGGATATTAGCTCTACTGCTGAACATAACCTATACTTAACACTTTGCTTAACACGTAATTTAGAGCCGTTAAAACAACTTTCTGATTTAACTTTAGGTATATTAGGATACGGTAGACTTGGTCAACTATTAGAAACAAGAACTAAAAAGTTATACAAATCAGTATTAGCAAAAGATATAGACTTCGAAGATCCAGGATTCTTTGAAGATACAGATATACTCAGTATCAATATAGACTTACAAGTTAATAATATTGAGTTAATCAACAAAGAATACATTAGCAAATTTAAAAATCCTATATACATAGTAAACACTAGTAGAGGAGAAGTAGTTAATGAAGATGACATTTTAGATAGCCTTTATTCAAATAAAGTTCTAGGGTATGCTACAGACGTTATACAACATGAACATGACTCTAAAGTTACCCCATTAAAGGTAGAGAAACATAGAAACTTAATTATTACACCGCACGTCGGAGGCACCGCAATCGGTGCTCAAGAAAGAGCATATAAAAGGGTAATAGAAAAAATACTCATATGAGAATAATAGCTGAATTATGTCAGAACCATAACGGTGATTTGAAATTATTAGAAGAAATGATTAAAGCAGCATCTGAAAGCTGTGATATCGTAAAGATACAAACTATACTCGCAGACTCTTTAGCTCAAAGAGAAGAGTACGAAGACTTTAGACCATATGAACCTGAGCATAAACGACTTAAAGGATTAGAACTATCAGAAGAAGATGAAAAGTTCTTTATTGATAAATGTAGAGAGTACGGAGTTGAGCCTATGACTACTTTATTTTCTAAAAAGCAAATAGAAAGGTTCAATAGATTAGGATATAAAAAACTTAAACTTTCTGGGTATTCAATTCCTGCTTTTGATTACGGTAAAGGACTAGAAGGGGTAGAATTTGAAGAGTTATTTTTCTCAACATCTTCCCTAACCTTTTCAGAAATGAGAAGAACTAAAATAAATTTAGATAGGTTAGGTATTAAGTATACAATGTTACAGTGTACCTGTAAATACCCGACTAAATTTGAAGATGCACAACTTCATAATATTGCTTTTTTGAAATCTACTATGAAATTAGATTCTATAGGATATAGTGACCATTCTAACCCCTGGGAAGATGGTCTAAAAGTACCTAAGATTGCAATTTTTAACGGAGCAGATGTGCTGGAAAGACATTTTACAATATTGGGAATAGATGATACTAGAGATGGAAAAGTTTCTATAAATGCAGCTATGGCAAAAGAACTAAAAGAATTCAGCCTTAAAATACCATTTCAACAATATCTAAGCTTAAACAAATTTGACTCAGAAGAAGAATTCAATCATAAATTTTATAGAGGTAGATTTATATGAAAGTACTATTAACTAACGGAGACAGCTGGACTCAAGGAGATAGCCCAGCACAGACAATCAACTGGGAGTCTAAAATGGACTTAGACTGGTATAATATTGTACCCCATTTTGGAAGAAGTGCCGATTTTAGTATGCCACGGAATAAAAGAGTTATGGCAAAATTCTACGATAGTGAGATATGGCCTAAAGTACTTGGCAGATTACTAGACGTTGAGACTTGGAATGCAGGTAGATTAGGTGATGATAACCAAGGTATATTACATAGCACTATAAGAAGCGTTGAATGGTTACTAAGTCAAGGAAAGCAAGATATATTTGTTATAGTAGGTTGGTCATCACCTTTACGTGTACCGGTTTTTAAAACAGAAGATAAAGGTAAGTACAAGTTAGCTCAAGCAAGGCCTCATGATGAAAATATGACATTACCACTAGATGAATACGAGGACATTTTTAATATGGATTTAACTAGTACTATGCACTACCTTGCATTACAGAATTATTTAGATTCTAGAAATATAGACTACCTTTTTTTTAATGCATTTGATAATGTTCAAAGGATTGATAAGTATGCAGGTAGGAATCTAAATTTATCTAAATGGGTTGACGAAAAAGTTGTATATTCGCATTTTGATTCGTATATTAAAGATAAGTACCGATTGTCTGATAACAGTAATCCAAAGTACTATGGAATTAATCACCCTACAGATATCTGCCATACTGCTTGGGCAGAGCATTTATATAGTATATTAAATGAGTAAGATAAAATTAATAATATTTGATTTAGATGGAGTTTTAGTAGAAGCTAAAAATATTCATTACGAAGCTTTGAACGAAGCATTAGGAGAGGAGTATGCAATAAGTTGGAATGAACACCTATCTACCTACGACGGATTAAAAACATTTCAAAAACTAGAAATGTTATCTAAAGAAAAAGAACTACCTACAGATAACCATCAGGCAATTTGGGAGTTAAAACAAAAGTTAACTCAACAGAAACTTAAAGAGTTAAAACCTAATCAAACTTTACAATCTATTATGGAGAGTTTAGTTGATGAAGGATATAAACTTGCAGTATGCTCTAACTCTATACGTAAAACAGTATTGACAGTATTATCTAAGTTAGGTATTATGGAATACATGGATTATGTTATATCGAATGAAGATGTAGATAATAGTAAACCTCATCCAGAAATGTACTGGAAAGCAATATCAAAAATGAAATGCTTACCTGAAGAGACTTTGATAGTAGAAGATTCTCCTTACGGGCTGCTTGCTGCAGCGAGAAGTAAGTCTTATATTTTACGAGTTAAAAACACTAAAGAGGTTACCTATACTAATATATTTAAAAAAATAACAGAAATAGAAATGGGAGAACAACAATCAACACCAGCATGGAGAGACCAGAACCTTAATGTCTTAATTCCTATGGCCGGTGCTGGAAGTAGGTTTCAACAAGCAGGATATACCTTTCCAAAACCCCTTATAGACGTAAAGGGTCGTCCAATGATTCAAGTAGTTACAGACAACCTTAATATAAAAGCTAACTTTATTTACGTAGTACAAAAAGAACATAGAAAGCAGTACAACTTAGATACGTTATTAGACTTAATCACACCAGGTTGTAAGATAGTAGAAGTAGACGGTATTACAGAAGGAGCTGCTTGTACTGCATTGCTTGCCAAAGAACATATCAACACAGATAACCCTTTATTCTTTGCTAACTCAGACCAATTTGTAGAATGGGACTCTAACGAGTTTATGTATAAGATGAATGAAACAGAAGCTGATGGAGGTATAGTGACATTTAAAGCAACTCATCCTAAATGGAGTTTTGCTAAAACTGATGACAAAGGACTTGTAACTGAAGTAGCAGAAAAGAATCCAATATCGGATTTAGCAACTGTAGGTTTTTATTATTGGAAGAATGGATCTGATTTTGTTAAGTATGCAGAAGAGATGATAGAAGAAGATATTAGAGTAAATAATGAGTTTTATGTTTGCCCTGTATTTAATCAAGCGATAAAAGATAAAAAAGAAATACGTACTTTCAATGTTGATAATATGTGGGGATTAGGAACACCTGAAGACTTAAAGAACTATTTAGAGAACTATAAATGATTTTAATCTCACATAGAGGTAATATAAACGGTCCAAGACCGGAAATGGAGAATAAACCTTCGTACATTCTTCAAGCGTTACAATATGGCTTTAATTGTGAGATAGATGTATGGTTTCATTCCGGTAAGTTCTATTTAGGTCATGATGAACCTTTATATGATTTTCCATTTGCATTAATTGAGAAGCATCACAATAAACTGTGGATACACTGTAAAGACAGAGCATCACTTTCTAAGCTTAATGAAATAGACTCAACAGGTATGAAGTTAAATTACTTTGGACATAATGTAGACGAAGGAGTACTCACCTCTAAAGGGTATATTTGGTCAATAGAACCTTTTGATAGAGGTATATTAGTAATGCCAGAAGTGACTGATAATAAACCTACAGAACATACTTTAGGTATTTGCAGCGATCATATTGCACGTTATGAATAAAGCAGTTATAATTTCAGGTTTTCTACACAACCTGTCCGATAATATAATACCATTTTTAGATAAAGATACTACATTATGTGTACATACTTGGAATACTCAAGATAATGCTCGTTGGATTAATAAACTAAATAGATATAAGAAGTACTGTAAAGAACTTTTTTTTGTTGCAGAAGATCTTACAGACCAAGAAAAGTTAATGTCTTATTTCTATTCTACATCACAAGCATATAGTTTAATAAAGAGCGACTGTGATACAGTAATTAAATTTAAACCCAATATAGATACGGACATAATACCCTACTCAGGAGATTTAAATAAGTTCTATACTAAAGCTAAAGTACAGTGTAGACCTATATTAAATGACACTACTATTGATAGTTGTATATTCGGTAAAACGTATTATAGAACTTTAGACGAAAGAGTATTTTCTGGAACTAAGTTGGCATTTGATAAAATTTTCACTACATTTAACTATAAGGACGCTCTAGAGTTAAATAAAGAACTCATAAATGAATACGGAAAAGGGTATGAAGGAAGTATATTTTGGACAGAATTTATAGAGAGCACCGGAATAAAAATAATAGAAGATACAGATTTAATTATTGCTAATAACAAAGAACATGAAAAGTAACAAACTTACAGAACAAGAGATCCAAGTAATTAATACCGTTCAGAAAGAAAACGAGCTAATTATTAAAGAAATGGGGTTGATAGGAATCGCAGAGATTAATCTTGAACAAAGAAGAGAACGCGCAGAAGATTTTCTTAAAAGTTTAAGAGAAAAAGAAACAACACTCGCAAAAAGTTTAGAAGAGAAATACGGTAAAGGGACAGTCAATCTGTCAACAGGTGAATTTAATTCAATCTAAAACTGTTTTCGGCCATTCATTCCTATTTATTATTGTTAATAGAACTTTAGCACTAATCAACAGTTTTCGATTTAACAACGATATTTATTAAAGAACGAATAATCTAATTTAAGATACAATGGCAGAATCATTAATCTCACCAGGGGTCCTATCAAACGAGCTAGATAGATCCTTTATAGCACCTGCAGCATTAGAGGCTGGAGCAGCTTTTGTGGGTCCTGCAGTAAAAGGACCAACTTTTGAACCTACAGTTGTAACGTCATACGGCGATTACCAAAGAATTTTTGGAACAACTTTCGAATCAGGTTCAGGCAAATTTGAATTTTTAACTTCAGTAGCAGTAAAATCATACTTCGAGCAAGGTGGTAACTCTGCTTTAGTAACTAGAGTAGTTAACGGTTCCTTTACTGGAGCAAGTAACTCTTCTATCGCAGCAGCAGATGCTGGTGCAGCTCCTTTTACTTTACAGACACTAGGTAAAGGATCTTTGTTGAATAACTCAACAGGAGCAGGAGATGCTGGCGCATTAAACAGTGACGGATCTTTAGTTTCCGGTTCTGGTGATAACATCAGATGGGAAATCTCAAATATAGATTCTGGAGCTGGTACATTCTCACTTTCTCTTAGAAGAGGTGATGACAACAACAAATCAAAAACAGTATTAGAATCTTTTAACGATCTAAGTTTAGATCCTAACAGTTCAGGGTACATCGCTAAAGTGATTGGAGACCAATATAAGAGTCTTAACGCAGGAGCAGATGGAACATACCTAAGTACTGTTGGAACATACGTTAACAGATCTAAATATATTAGAGTATCTTCTGTAGACAGATTAACACTTAACTATCTATCTAACGATGGTATTAATGTAAGAGAAGCTGCTTATACAGGTTCATTACCAATTGCATCTTCTGGTTCGTTCTTTGGTGCAGCTGGTCAAAACTATCAATCTGATGAGCCAAACAAACACTTTGGAGATATTACTAACGGTAATACTCAAGGTCTTGTAGGTTCAGACTACGAAAACGCCTTTGGATTACTAACTAACCAGGACGAATATGTATTTAACATTATTTCAGCACCTGGTCTTATATACAATTTCGGAGATCACAAAGTACAATTAGACTCAATGATTTCCCTAGCATCAGATAGAGGAGATTCAATAGCAGTAGTTGACCTTTCACCTTATGGAAGTACAGTAGCTGGAGCCGCTGGACATGCAGCAGTATTAAATAGCTCATATGCAGCTTCTTACTGGCCATGGGTACAGATAGGTTCTTCTACAGGTAAATTAGAATTTGCTCCTGCATCAGTTGTTATTCCTGGAGTATATGCATTTACAGATGCAGCTGCTGCACCATGGTTTGCACCTGCAGGTTTAACTAGAGGAGGTATTCCTAACGTAATTCAAGCAGAAAGAAAATTAACAAGAGCTCATAGAGATACACTATATGCTGCAAATGTTAACCCAATCGCTACATTCCCAGGATCTGGTATTTCAGTATTCGGTCAAAAGACCTTACAGAAGAAAAAATCAGCATTGGATCGTGTAAATGTAAGAAGATTATTGATCGATCTTAAGAAGTTCTTAGGAGATCAAGCTAAGGTTTTAGTATTCGAACAAAATACTATCGCAACTAGAAACACTTTCTTAGCAAACGTTAATCCATATTTAGAATCAGTAGTACAGAGACAAGGACTTTACGCTTATAGAGTTGTAATGGACGATTCAAATAACACTGCTGATGTAATCGACAGAAACCAACTAGTAGGTCAGATCTTTATCCAGCCAGCTAAAACAGCGGAATTCATTACATTAGACTTTGTTATCCAACCAACTGGAGCTACATTGGGAGAATAATTTAAAAGTATAATATTTATAATAAACGACAAATAAAATGGCAGTATTAGATCCTAACGAAATAATGTTCAGAGCCTTCGAGCCGAAGGTTCAAAATAGATTTATCATGTATATCGATGCAATTCCATCTTTCATGATAAAGAACGTCAAAGCTCCTACCTTTACGGATAATGTAGTGAAGCTTGATCACATCAACACATACAGAAAAATCCGAGGTAAAAGAGAATGGGCAGAGATGACTATGACTTTATACGATCCAATTACTCCAAGTGGAGCACAAGCCGTAATGGAATGGGCAAGACTAGGATACGAATCAGTAACTGGTAGAGCTGGGTATTCAGACTTCTATAAGAAAGATTTAACTCTTAACGTACTAGGACCTGTCGGAGATGTTATTGGAGAGTGGATTATCAAAGGAGCATTCGTTACAAATGGAGATTTCGGTCAGTATGATTGGTCTTCTGATGCAGTAGTTGATTTAGGAATTACTATCAACATGGATTACTGCATACTTAATTACTAGGATACAATACTTTTATATATAAAGAAGCCCCTTATTGGGGCTTTTTTTTTGGTTTAGAGTTGGTTCTTAAATTTAAATTGCCTATATTTATTTATAAACTAGTTTACATTAAAAATAATTTATGGAACCAAAATTTAAAATTCCTACCGAACAGGTAGAATTACCTTCGAAGGGTAAACACTATCCCGAAGGACATCCCCTAAGTAGTGGTATTGTCGAGATGAAGTATATGACTGCCAAAGAAGAGGATATCCTTACAAATCAGAACTATATCTCAAAAGGTATCGTTATTGATAAATTACTTCAGTCTCTCCTTGTAACAGACTTTAACTATGATGATCTCTTAATTGGTGATAAGAATGCTATTATGGTAGCAGCTCGAATCCTCTCTTACGGTAAAGATTATGATATTGAGTACAAAGGACAAACAATTACAGTTGATTTAAGTGAGATCAAAGAAAAAGAAGTTGTAGATGCTACTCCAAGTGATAATGGAGACTTTCCTTTTTCCTTACCGAAAAGTGGAAATGAAGTAACCTTTAAACTACTTACTCACGGAGACGATAAAAAAGTAGATAGAGAAGTACAAGGTCTAAAGAAAATTAATAGAGATAATGATACCTCTATGTCTACTAGACTTAAACATATTATTGCCTCAGTTAATGGGGACAGAGAAACTTCTACCATAAGACAGTTTGTAGATCAAGGACTACTAGCTCAAGATGCAAGAGCATTAAGAGAAGAATATACTAGAGTACAACCTGATGTTGAATTTAAAGTGTACCACGTGGACGAAAATGGTGTTGGGGAGGACATCGACGTCCCGGTCACTATCAACTTTTTTTGGCCTGACGCCTAACGAAGCGGCTGAGTATAGAGCTGGACTCTTTTCTCAAATACACGAAATAGTGTTTCATGGTAAAGGTGGCTATGATTTTGGCACCGTGTATAATATGCCGATATGGTTAAGAAGATTAACCTTCAAACGAATTGCAGAATTCTATGAAGAACAGAATAAAGAAAGCGGAAATTCTAAACCGACTAATGATATTCCAAAAGGACCGAATATATCACCGTCCTATAGTACAAAGGCTTCTAAATAATAGAGGCCTTTACTATTTATAAAAAAGAACACTATCTAGATGGCAGACGATATTAACAACCCTTTAGGAGACGCAGCTGGATCAAAAGCTAGAAAAAAGCAGCTTGATGAAATGAGGCAAAGCGCGATAGCCGCAAAAGCCGAAATACGTCAACTTGGACAAGAGTTTGCTGCTCTACAAAAAAATGCTAAAGACCTAGGGGTAAAACAATTTGTATCTTCAGGAGAAGTAGGCAAAGTTTCTCAACTTCAAGAGGCTATGTCTAAAATGACTGTATCTACACTTAAAAGTGCTAGTGCTAGGAAATCCTTCATGAATAATATCGTTAAAGCAGAGCAAGAAAATGCTAAGCTTATATCTGCTAGAGGTGCTATTCAAAAAGAAATAGATGCTAATAATGCTATAGCTCAAGATCGAGCTATTGAAGCTTCTAAAACAATGCGAGATGGTGAGATTAAATATCAAGAAGCACTCGCAACAGGCAATAAAGAAAAGATAGCTCAAGCTGAAAAAGACAAAGCATCAGCCACAGCGGCTTCTTTAAGGTACAAAGAAGAAGAATCTGAATTTAGACAACGTGCTTCTAACCTTACCGGCCAGAATAAATTACTAGACGAAAGGGTAGATAAACAAAACCAGTCTATTAATGCTGCAAAAGGACTAGGTAAAGAAATTGAAAAAATTAATAAAGCAGGTGGTTCACTTTTACAGTCATTTGCTAAACTTGGTGAATCATTAAGTAAGCACATACCTGTTGTTGGAGACGCTTTCAATCTACTATTTGGAGAACTAGGCTCAGCAGCTAAGATGTATCAAGATGCCGCCGCACAAGGTACAGGTAAATTAGGAGCCGGATTAAAAGCCGCTACTGGATTTGCTAAAGCACTATCAGCAGCCATGCTTGGTGGGTTTCTAAAAAACCTTTTCGATGGAGCTAAATTAGCTTCTGAAGTAAGCGTAGCTATCAGAAAAGGTATGGGTGGAGCTGCTATTTCTGCAGCCCATTCTATGAAAGCTGTATCTACAGCAGCAGGAAAACTAGGAATGCCTTTGCAAAAAGCTGCAGGCTTCGTAGGATCATTAAATAATGCACTTGGTACATCCTTATCATTTACGGGAGAACAGTTAACTACTTTTGGTGCTCTAACTGATAGAATGGGTGTAGGCGCAGAAGCAGCCGCACATTTATTTAAGATATCAGCTAAGATAGGTAAGTCATTTAAAGACTTTACAACAGATATTGGTGGAGCTGTAGGAAAGCTTAACGCTCTCAATAAAACAGCAATTGCCCCTAGAGCTATATTCGAAGATATCGCTCATATGTCTGAGACGGTATTAGCAGCCAATGCAAAAAATCCTGATGCATTAATTAAAGCTGCATACGGCGCCCGACAAATGGGAATGGAAATGAGTAAAATTGAAGCTGCTGCCAGAGGCACTCTTGATTTTGAAAATTCCATGGCTAATGAAATGGAAGCTGAGTTAATGCTCGGTAAGGAACTCAACCTCGATAAATTAAGAGCAGCTGCCGCGACAGGAGATATAGCAACTCAACAGGCAGAAGTACAACGCTTAATAAAAGAACATGGACCTGCCTTAAAGAATAATGTTCTAGCTCAGGAAATGTTCGGGAAGGTCGTTAACATGAGTGGAGAGGAAATTAATAAGTCTCTAAACTCAATGGATGAGCAGTCGAAGATGACTGCAAGAGATGCAGGGGCTAAAGAAATGAATGCCAAAGCCGAAAAAAAATCTCAAGAAGAAATCGGTCAAATGCAATTCAAAGCAGCCCAGGCTATGGTTTCTTTACAAGAAAGAATTGATAAATTTCAGGAAAATATTAAATTAGGAGCTTTAGCCTTCGGTAAACAACTTAAGGCAGCATTTGATCCTAAAAATATTGGTGCTTCTTTAATGAGAATTAAAGACCTGGTAATTAAGACATTCAAAGATGCTTTTACAGGTGCCAATAAAAATTTATTATCAAACGGTGGTCTAGTAGGTAAATTACTAGGAGCAGGAGCAATCGCTGGAGGAACTATAACTTTAGGTCTTAAAGGATTATCAGCATTAGGTGGAGTCTTCAACAAAATGAGAGGTACTAGAATGCTTCCAATGTTTGTTAAGAATGTCGGAGCAGCCGCTGCATCTAAAGTAAAAGGTTTATTCGGTAAGAAAACAGCACCAGCACCAGCAGGAGCGGCAAACCAAGGAATGCTTAGTAAGCTCTTCAGTAAAATTAAAGGTAAAGACGCTCCTATTAAAGGCGTAGATAAGAAAGGTAGAACATTCTTTAGAGATGCAGCAGGAAAACGAGTTGCAGCACCTAAACCTAAAGGAGGTATTTTTAGTAGCCTAAAAGCTAAAATAATGCCTTCTAAAGGTAAAGATAAAGAGAATAAAGGTTTACTAGGTACACTTAAAGGATTCTTTTCAAAAAAGAAAGCAGCATCACCAGTAGCAGCAGCTGCAGGTGCAGCTAAAGGCAAAGCAGTTCTACCAGAAGGATTAACTCCTAAGACCGGTGGACTATTATCTGGATTTGCTAAAGGACTATCTGCATTCAATCCGGCAGTATTGTCAGGTGCAGCCGTATTAGCCGGTGTTATAGTTACGCTTACCGCAGCAGTAGGAATTTCAGGACTTATTCTATCATTTATGATGCCTAAGATTGTGGAAGGAATGAAATCTGTAGAAGAGTTAGACGGAAAAGCACTTATGGCAGGTGGATTAGGAATGACCGCTGTAGGAGCTGGTTTAACTGCATTAGGTGTTGGTATGGCAGCCTTCACTGTAGGAGGAGCAATAGGAGCCATTGGAAGTTTATTCGGTACAGATAGCATTTCAGAAGAACTTATAAAGAAAGTAGAAGAGTTCGGTGAGTATGATTTAAATGTTAAAGGAATTAAAAATAATGCAGCAGCTTTAGGAGCATATGCTTTAGGTATGGCTGCA